TATCAGGCGTATCTGAGTAATGCCGTCCAGGTGGCCGACATCCTCGAATGGATTCTCGGACAAGTCGGCGTCGCCGAGGTCTGGCAGACTTCTTTCTCCATTTCCGAAGAATTTCTGCGGCGACTCTTTTTCATCACTAAGGATAAAAAAGTTTCGCGCATTAACCTGGTACTCGACCATAAGGCGACCAACAAGACGCTCAAACTTTGGGCCTTCATCACCCAAGTTATCGAGTGCACCTATCTTGCCGACAACCACAGCAAGATTTTGTTGGTGAAATCCGAGGCAGGAGATACTGTTTCAGTCATAACCTCGCAGAACTTGACCCGTGGCAACCGCCACGAGTCGGCGTTTATCTCCACCGATAAAGCCATCTTCGACCGGCTCCACGAGCAGGTCAACGATTTAATAACCAATCACAGCGTACCGCTCCATGACTTATTCCGAGACCGAATTGCAGCAGATTGAGAAGTATGCCTCAATCTACTTGAAGATTTCCGACATAGCCGTGATACTCGATATTCCGGCTGATGTGCTTCGTGCCGACATCGCCGACCGAGGCACCGACGTCAGCAAGGCTTACCGCCGTGGACAAGCCGCCTCTAAGGTCAAGCTGCACTCGCAGGAAATGATGCTTGCACAGGTAGGCTCGCCCCTCGCCATCGAAAACGCCCACCGCAATCTTCTCGACATGGAGGACGATGAATAATTATGGCTAACATCTCCACACTCGACCTGTGCCGTCAGCACCTCTTTTCCGCCGAAGCCGACATCGTCGCCGAGTTCGGCGAAGCCGCCGCCGGGCGCGTTATGCGCGTCCGCGATATGTATATGTGGCGCCTCGCCAACCCTGACGCGAAAGACCGTCAGTTTGTCGAGGAGTTCAAGTCGCGTTATCCTATGGGCAAGAATGCCGCCCAGGAGTATCTGCGCATCGTCAACGCCCTGTTGCCGCTGCTATCCGAAAAGTCACGCGACTTCCACCGATGGCGCTATAACGAGATGATCATGGAGACCTACCAGATGGCGAAGGCCCGAAAGGACACGAAGACTATGGAACGTGCGGCAACGTCATACGGCAAGCTCAACAAGATTGACGCCGAGGACGTGCAGGCGGTGCCGTTCCACCTTATTGTCGTGCAACCTTTTGTCGCAACCGCCGACCCCTCCGTGCTCGGCATTAAGCCCATTCCGGGCATCGACGACAAAATCAAGGCTATGCTCGAAAAATATTCTGCCGAAACTCTCGACATCGAGGATGTGGAGTTTGAGGACGCCGACCTCGAGGAAGACGAACTATTTGCACCTTACACCGATGGAAACGACTCAGAAGAAGCAGGTCTACTTTAACCGTCCGCAGCGCCTCACGCAGCTTATCGGCGCCAACACTACCGTTATTGTGGCCGGTCGACGCACTGGCAAGACCGACTCCATCGCGGCGCCCTTCGTGCTGCGCAACATGCAGCGTATGCCCGGTTCGACAGGCGGCATCGTGGTACCCACGTTCAAACACGGTCAAACACAGATATAACATTGAACTACTACTGATTATCAGTAACTTATAACACAAAAGTAAACCTGATTAAAAAAATAAAAAAATTCAGTCTGTGTAAAAGTCAGGGGGGCGGGGTTAGGAAGCCTTCACTAATAAAATCTGACCCCATACCCCTTCACCTGCTTCTTCTATCTTAGTCAGGGGCTACCTTCTGCCTTCCCTTCAGGCATAGATTCACTAAAAAAGGTGGATAGCCGAAGCTACCCACCTAAATCCCTACTGTAGGCTGATATTACACAGCCTTCTTAGCTTCCACTTTTGCCTGAAGCTGTGCTATCACTTTCTGAATTTCTTCTTCTGTCATAGCTTCAGCTGAATCTGCAACCCCCTGAAGGAAGTTAGCTGATTCCTTCTGCTGAATTTCTTCAAGCAGGTTAGTCAGGTTCTGCTGCCAAGTGGCAACAGAATGAAGGAAGGTGTTAGCCCCCTTCTTTACTACTTCCATCTTTTCAGTGGAAGAAAAGTGTCTGCCGAACAGTTCACACTGTTTCTTTCTGTCACCACCGAGGGCAACAGCCAGCAGGGTCGCTGCTTCTTCAGCTTTGGGTTCTTCACTTGCAGCAGGTACAGCAGCACCTTCTACGTTGTTAGCCACTACAGCTGCTTCAGCAGCTACTTCCTGAATCATTTCTTTCTTTTCCATTTTGGTAAGAATTAAATTGTTTATAATTAGATTTTCTGTTTACTCTACTTAGAGTGTTCCAAGTTCAACATTAACCTAACTACTAGAGTCAAGAAGTGGCGCAAAGATACTAAAATATCCTGACCCCCACAATAGGAATCAGGATATTAACATAGTTAATTCAGTTATTTAGCCTTATCTTCTATAATCTTCTACACTATTTTTTCTATCTGTTCAGTAGCTGTAGACTTAAATTCACCTAACTTATTCCTGAAGTACACACTAACACCGAATATTCCCCCAGCCATAATGAAGCACTAGGATATATAAATTAGAGTGCCTGAAGCAATAGTGTAGGCATTTAAGAAGAAGGATAGAAAAGCCATTACAATACCTGAAGCTATCAGAACTATAGCCATCACATATTGAATCTTATCCTTCACACCTAATTCTTTCCACTTTTCTCTCATCATCATTATATTAAGTTAATAAGAAGTCTAACCATTTTTCACCGTCTGAAATAATTTTATGGGCGTTTCTATTGCATTTCATCAGCCCCCTATAGGTAGTTCCCCCTGCTGCTGTGTATATTGTGCAAGCGTCATTATAGCCAGTGCTATTGGTTGAAGCTATAATATTACCTGCTGCATTTGTGGTGGTCAAAGAACCGCCTGAAACAAATAGATTATCAGAAGTAGACCTATTTTTAATGATATAAGATTTTCCTGCACACGTTGAAGCAGCAGGAAGCACTAAGATTATACTTTGTGAAATTGCCTTTACTACCAGCACTTCATCTAAGGGGCTAACTATATCTACTGACCCTTTATTATTTCCTGCTGATAGGTCTGAAACAATTCTAACAAAATAATCATTTACACCTATCCACTTAGCTTCATTTGCGTAATGGTGTAGAATCTAAGCACCGCTGTATCTGTAACTGTCAGGTACTAATCTTTGCAGACCATTTGCTTCTGTTATCTTCAGCCCTGCCTTAGCACCCATTTTGAATACAATAGAATCACTACCTATAAAAGCCACTTTTCCTGCACCGAAGTTAAAGCCAAAGCCATTATAAGTAAGATTACCGAAGGCATTTAATGAAACTTCTGCTGCTAACATACAGAACAGTTCAGTATAACCGCCTACTGTGCCAGTCATAGTTCCGTTAATCCTTATAGAATATTCACCCTGACTGGGGGCTGTATAGTCTATTATAGCAGCTTTACTTCCGTTAAAGGCTGTAGTTCCCTGATAATTGAACTGACCATTAGAAAAGGGGGTACTGATTGAACCCATTGCTACCTGAAGCCCATCTTTAAGGATTGATATATTAAGGGCTGTAAGTCCTGAATTTGCAAAGCTGTAATCAGTCTTACTGGCTATCAGGTTAGTAATCCTTAATCTTTGACCTGCCTTTAAGGTAGTGCAAACATTACTTATTTGAAAGTCCTAGCTATTCCTGCTGAAATTTACTGTGCCGTTTATAGTGTGCCACCAAGTTTGAACCGTCTTATTCTCAAAGGCTGAATAAGTGCCTATATCATTAGACCCTATAGTAAAAGTTTCCCCCTGACTGCCATTCAGCCTAAAGCCAGTTCCATCCTTATTCACATTCACTGTTCCGTTAACTTCTGTGTCACCGTCTAAGACTATCTTCTTACTATTGACCTGCAAAGAAACATTATTAACCTGAAGCTGTATGTTTTCAGCAGTCTGTTCTAGCTTTGAAATACTGTCCTTATTGCCGTTTATATCCTTAGTGTGTGATTCTACTGTAGATTTTAGCCCATTAGCAGTCTGTTCAAGCTAAGAAATTTTTGTAGTGTGTCCTTCTACAGTTCCATTCAGGCTGTTAATCTTTGTAGTGTGTTGGCTTACAGTAGAAGTTAAGCTATCAGCCTTCTGTGTGAGGGTTGAAACATTGTTTTCTACTGTGCCTACTCTAGCTATAGTGTTTGTTACCCTGCTTTGAATCTAATCAGTAATTTCAAGCACAGCTACAGCAGCCATCTGCACTGGTACTATTCTTCTATCTAAAACTTCACTGCCCTTCATCAGATACACTTCAAAATATTGGGTAGTTTCATTTCTGTTATTCTCATACTGTTCCAAATATTTCGCCTTTGTATAGGAAGGCTGTGAAGTGAAGGAAAGATTTATGTAGGAAGATTGGGTGTTATCCCTAATCCTGACATAATAGCCCCCTGAAGAAGCTGTAACTGTGCTGGCATTTGCGCCTACTATATGAATAATCTAATATTTCAAATCTACATTCAAATCACTGTTAGAATCAACTTCAGCAAATTCTTTCAGGGGTTCTAGCTTATACAGTTCCCCATCTTTGCCTATCATTTCAGTGGGTTCAGGTGTCCACACAGCGTCAGGATTAGCACCCCTTTCAAGTTTATACCCTGCTACATAAACAGCCCCAGTTCCTACAGCCTTCTGAACCCTGCACCTTATTACACCTGACTTAGTACACTTAACAGTTACTACTGCTCTAGTCCATTCCGAAGATTCAGGAATATCCTTCTGCTAAGGGGTGATTTCAGCACCGCCATCAACTTCAAAGTAAAACCTAATATCACCCCCTTCAGACTTTACAAAGGCTGAAAAGGTGTAGGTAGTGCCTTCTTCCGCTAAACAGTCCTGATAGATTCCATAGCCATTCAGTTCCCTTTTCATCACCTTACAGCCTAAATAGGTTTCTTTCGTATCAGTCCAGTAGTTCAGATTCTTCCAGCCTTCACCTTCAAAATCTCTAGACCCTAAAAGCATATTACCGCTATAGCTGTTTCCATCTTCACCTTTATCCCCCTTTTTACCGTCAGAACCGAATTTAGCCACACTGTAGCCTACAGTTACTGTTCCGTCTGAATAGGTTACTGTGGTTCTAGTCCAAAGATACTTTGCAGGGGGAATGTAGGGAACTTTAGTAGCCCAGCCTGAAGTAGGCACTGTAACACCGCTAGCCCCTTCAGCATATTCTACTACTGAAGAAACAATAGTGATAGCCTTATAATCTACAAATTCTTCAAGACTTTGCCCTGATTCCATTTTGAAGTTACCCCTGACTTCAGAACCGTTTGCTGCAAAGAAAGTGTATTTGTGGCTTTTCAGGTCAAAGTCATTTATACCCTTATACTGACAAATCAAAGGGGCTTTCAGGGAAGGGTCTATAGAATTATATGCTGCCAAGTATATTGCACTTTGCCTAGAAGAACCATCTTCACCCCTATAGCCCAGCATAGCAATTTCATCACCTACTTCAGGATTTAATTCACCGTCATAATCAGCAGTAGAAAGCTGAATGTAATGAAAATCTTCCCCTGCAAAGGTTTCAGTGCCTACCTATTCAACATAAGCCCAGTAGTATTTATTACTTACATTGTAGGAAGTTCCTTCAGCAGCGTTAAAGGTCTGACAAATTGCCTAATCTCCTTCCTACCACATATTTGAAATAGCTTTTTCACCATCTGAAGCCTTCCAGTAAAGCCTGAAGTGAGTTATACCGCCTTCAGTAAGTGAATCAATTCTTTCAACTTTGAACCCATCAGCAGGTGATAGCAGGATAGCACCCCCAGCAGCTTTGATTTTGTCTATAATCAGTTCAAAAAAGTGTGCCTACTTTGTAACTGTGAGGGTTTCAGTAACAATATCTACTGAAGTAAGGGCTTCTGTCATTAACTTTCTAATATCACCTTCATTAAAATTAAGCCTAATACCTGAAAGGCTTTTTATATTGCCCACTTCTGCTGTGAGGGTGGTTGTGGTTACATCATCAGCTTCTACATCACCTATAAACTTCTTTCCTATAACATTATTCCCTGCTGTTATATCATTCCCTGCTTCTATATCTACATCAGCATAAATGTTTCCACCGTTAAGCCCTTCTTCATCATAATCTGACTTTACAGTTAAATCACCGCCTGAAGCTGTAATGTTTTGAGCGTTTGAAATATCCCCTGAAACATCTGCTGTTCCGTTGAAGGGCTGTCCGAAAATCAGGTGGGTTTCCTTTAATCTTTTGGCTTCATCGCATACTTCAGCAGAAGCATAAGAAGGGCTGCTGATTAGTGTTCCGCTGTCTGTGATTCTACCAGTAGAACCTTCTTCCTTAGCTTTATTGTACTTTGTAATTTTCATTTCTTTTCAACCAGTTTAAGTTCCTGCTTATTCTGCTTATAGTCTATATTCATTGAATCTACTATAAAATCCTTCCCTGAAAGGGTAGTATCTTTGTAAAGCCCATAAATCCTATTATCATTTCTAAGGGATAGATTAAGGATTACTGAAGGGCTGCTGTACTGATTCACTAATTTATAAATCAGGTGTTCTTCCTGCCTTAATCCAGTTCCTGCTGAAGTATTGTCTGAACCTATCCAATCTGCTTCCCCTCTGCTGCAAGCTAAGTTAAAAGTCTTATCTAGATAGTGATAAACACCAGCGTATTTATAAGCTACAGCACTGTAATTAGGCTTCTTATTATCCCAAGTGGCTATCTTAAATTTGATTTCCTTCAGTTCAGTAACAAATTCATCATTTATAATATTTGTGTAGACCGTATCAGTTTCTGAATTTCCGCTAAAAGATGGGTCACCAACTATAGCCTTAATTTCAAAATCCTTCAGGAAAACACAATTAAATGGGTAGTGCTGCCCCTTATTCTTTCCGCTTTTTGAACTGTGAAAATTAGGGTCAAAGGGTTTGTAAACAGTCAGCACTGGTAGACCTGAAATTACTTCATCTGAAGGCATACTGATTAAATAGCCCTTTTCCTTTGTGCCTATTCTCCAACTGACTGAATTAGGGATAGAATTAGCTTTGAACATAGTTCCATCAGCCCTTCTGTTATCACCCGCCTTCAGGAAGGGAATTTGAAAGGTACAGCTTCCGCTTTGCCATCCTGAACCGTTCCAATATTTTGAACCCCATTGCAGCTTTGCAAGCAGATAAGCCTAACCTTCATCTATAGTATATCTGCCTTCCCTAATATCACATTCACCTTCAGGAATGGGGTAAGGGTCATCATTCATATAATGATAGATTACATCACCTGAAATAATCAGGTAAGAATTTTCACCGCCGAATAAAGCTGAAGTATCAGTTACTACAGTCTGAAAGTAGGGGAACTTTTCTATATTGTCATTTGAAATATGGTGTTCAGGGGGATTCAGCATAACTATATAATTCTTCAAATCTACAGAAGTTACATCATTCTTCTGTAATAAAGCGTCAAGATACCAAGCCCTAGTGTTTGCGTCTGCTTTGCCCCAAATATTCATCAAAATCCAGCCCCTATAATAAGGCATAGAATCTTCTAGCTTCTTTACATAAAACTTTGCAATAGTAGCCCCATACATTGTCTTAGTATCGGTATAGTTAAGCTGCTTCACATTGTTTGTAATATCATAGCCAGTAGAACCGCTGTACTTAAAGAATTTGTAGTGGGGATTATTGAAGTATTTCACAAATACAGCATTAAAAGCCCCATATTCCTTCTTCTAAGGATTATAAACCCTATCGACCATCACCTACAAATTATTGTTAGCAGGGTTAGTGTTTCCTATCTTATTCTGTACTACTTCCCCCCACATTCCTTCATTAGCAGATATTTCAGTTTGAAGGGCTGTGTCTGAATCCTTAGTAATGTTTTCAAGTGTTTCAAACATATCAGGTACTACCTTATCAAAAGTGTATAAATCAGCCTTCACTGATACCTTATTATAAACATTGTCTAAGGATAGTGTAGCCCCTGATTCACTGTAATCAGCTGCTGTTATAGTTTTGCTGAAGCTAACAGTTACTTCTTCAGGTACTGTAATAGTGTCTATCTCATATTTGTAATAAGAATTTCTTCCGTGCTTTATAGCGTCATAATCTAGAAAGTAGACTGAATCACCGTCTGCTACAGCAGTAACACCTAAGAACTGACAAATTTCTTCTAATACTTCCTGCATAGTCCAAGCTACATCATCATCAGTTTCTTCATCTTCCTTCTTATCAAAAAAGTTTTCTTCTGATATGTAAAGCTGCCCTAAGATTGAAGCTGTGTAAGTATCAAACAGCTGTATATTATCAGGGAAGTAGAAGTATCTATAGCAGTTACAGCTACTAAGCAGCTTCCTGATTATTTGAAGAAAGGTAATAACAGACTTCTTTTCAGTCTTATATTTGAAATATTGAAGGGTTGAAAGTCCATCTATACATTCTATTTCTATTTCTTCTCTATCTTCTACAAAGCCCATATCATAAAGGTTAGGGGTAACATAGCCAGTCCAAACTACAGCCCCTGATTCATCAGTTAATTCTACCTTTGAACCCTATGCTTTAGGGCTGTAAATATCAAAATTGTAATCAGGCGTAATAATTGAAACTGTAGCAGACTGATATTTGACTGGGCAATAAATAACCTTATCATCAGAATCCATTTCAGTAACAAAGGGGTTTCCTCCCAGTGTTACTGATTTAGTCTGATTACCTGAATTTGTAGTGATAGTTACTTTGTAGACTTTGTTATTTATATCAGCAAAAGAACCGCTGTAAATCATATCACTTTATTTTACTAAGTTTGTTATCATAGTTTCTTAGAACACCTTTCAGCCTAGAACCTGCTATTTCAAATTCTACCTTTCCTGAAGCTGCACCAAAGCCCCCATCTAAGGCTCTGAATAAAGAACCCTGCTGTTTCTGATTCAGAATCATTTCCCCTGCATTTACTGAAGCCAGCAGTTTATCACCGTGAAAAGAACCACCGCTTATAATACCACCGTCTGCAAATTTACCTGCAAAGGAAGCGAATAGTGCCGTAATTGTGGCTACTATAGAAGCTATGGCTGCTATGTTTGCAGGGAAGGGTAAACCTGAAGCAGAAGCTGTTCCTGAAGCTAAGGCTTCACCTTCCTTAGCACCTATAAGGGCTACAATTTGCGGAATGATTTGGGCTATAGCCTACATAGTCTAGCCTGCCATCTCTAGCATAGCCCCACCAGTTCCGCCTATAGCTTCTGACAAAGAACCGAAGGCATTACCAAAATCCCCTATAGCAGAAGAAACGCTATCCATATTGCTTTGAAAGGTTTCTACAGCTTCAGCTGCTGTTTCTAAACCATCTGCATTTACATATAATTCTATAGGCTTTAATCCCAGTTCAGTAAGCTGTTTGTTTATAGCTTCTAACTGTGCCTTTGCCTAATCCGCCCCTATAATATTCAGTTTGTAGTCTGATTGAATTTGCTGCACCTGCTGTTCAGCTTCCTAATATGCCGTTCTTTTCTTTTCAATCTCTGTAGGGGTCAGTTTGACTTCAATAGGGGTAAGACCCAGTTCTACTAACTTCCTATTTATTTCCGCTATCTGCCTTTCAGCTTCAGATACATCTACTATAAGACCTATTTCTACATCATCTTCTATCTGTGAAATTTGTGCCTTAGCTTCTTTGTAGGTGTTTCTTTTCTGCTGTTCAGGTGAAACTTCAGCAGGGGCTTTCATCAGCCCATTTCTTATTTTAAGTGCTTCAATCTACTGAAGAAGGGCTGCTTTTTCAGCTTCTATCTGTTGCAGCCTATCATCAGAAACATTAGTGTTCTTCAGTTCTTCTTCCAGTTTTTTGTACTGTGCTTCTAAGTCTGCTATAGAACCTGCTTCATAGGAAGGGGCTGAATGTCTGTCTGTATTTCCTGACCCACCGCTGTGATTTCCTGAACCACTGCCTGAACCCTGATTAAAGTCTAGACCATTAGCAGCTATTACAGCGTTGGCTTCATTGATTTTCCTAGTGGCAAAATCTACCGTTCTATCCAAATCAGCCTAAGCCTGATTCTTAATAGTTCTGTTTGTTTCATTAGCCTATCTGATTCTATAGGCGTTCACTTTGTCTATTACAGTCTAAGATTCCTGATATTCCGTAGTATCATAGACCATAGAACCACTTCTTTTCGTTGTAGTCCTTTGATTGAAGTCAGCAGCTGTTACTCCTGCTGCCCTCATTTCATCAGTCATATTAGGATTCCCAGTAGACCAACCGCTGCCCCTGCCTGAATATTTGTGATAATATCCACCGCCTGCTACAGAATTATCAGCTTCCATTATCTTCTTATAATATTCAGTGTAGGCTTCAGTAAGCATAGACTAAGCAGCCATAGCCGAAGCTCTGGCTTTCAGGGCTGTAACTACATTATTTGTATTGTTTACAAAAACATCTTCAGCACTTTTCAAATCATTCACCTTCAGCCCTAGATTCCTGATTTCAGTAGCATTATCCTTAATCCACTGTGTTTTTTCGGCTGTAGATTTCAAATTATTCCATTCGTTCTGAAGCAGCTTATATTTGCCTATCAGCTGACCAGTAGAAGAAGCTAAATCACTGTTATATTTATTCTGTGCTTCCTTTGCCTTATCTGTAGCCTTTGACTGCTTTTCAAGTGAATCAGTAGAATCATCTGTAGCGAGTGCATAAGTCCCTAAAGCTACAGCCCCTACTAATACTAATCCAGTCCAATCACCTAACAAAGCCTTTGCAACAGCCTTAGCTACATTCCAGGCTTTTTGGGCTGTAGTGTTCACTACTGTAGCAGCTGTGTTAGCCCCAGTAGCAGCAGTGTTCACAGTAGTAGCTACAGTGTCAGAAGCCGTAGCTGCTGTAGAAGCCATCTGTCTAATCTGTTTCAGCCTTAACATAAAAGCTGAATCTTTGTTTAGAACATTAGCAATAGCCTGAACACCGTTCAGCACAGCCAGCACACTTTGAACCTTCATCAAAGCCTTAGCTACATCTTCATTTTCTGACCCTAGTAGCCCCATCACACCTGTGGCTACCGAAGCTGCACCTGCTACACCCTATAAGCCCTAAGCCATTGCTTCTAGCTTAAAATTGTCATTTGCAAAGGCATTTGTAGCCTAAGTAGCATCACCTATAGCATCTGCATAAGTACCAGCCTACTGTGCCATCTCATTGAAAAGGGAAGTGTTTGTTAGTCCGTCTAGATTCATCTGAGCCATCAGTGCCTTCAAATCCCTTAGCTTCTTCTTTAAGGGGGCTGTAGACTGTTCTATTTTTTTGAATTTCTGACTAATCTAGTCTAACTGTGAAGTAGCCTACCCAGTTTCCTGAAGTTTCTGCTTCACACTGTTTATAGTGCCTGAAAGATTATCCTAGCCAGTGAATCTTACAACATAATCAGTAGCCATATCATATAATTTTATTTTCGTATTGTTTAGCCTTTTCCCTTAATCTGATAACATCTGCATCAGATATAGAAGTATCTTCATCTTCCGACTTATCCCAGTAGAAGTTCATAATATCAGAAGGCTTCAGTTTCTTTGTACTGTTGCACTGTGCGACAATATAAGAAATAAGCCTAGCCTATTCCCAGCTATCCTTATAAGAATAGTGCTGAAATTTCATCAAAGCCCTTACTTCATACATCTGCATTTCATCTAACACATATTTAGGTGGAAGGTGAAGCTGAAGGGTAAGGATAGCATACAGTTCAGATATACTTAACTTTTTTTTTGACCGCCTTCAGAATCATCTTCCCCTGAAAGAAGATTATCCTGCTTCTGATATTCTTCTACTGCCTTAGTCAGCTGCTGATATAGGTTCTTATCCGAATCTACCGCATCTATGTAATCTTCAAAGTCCAGTACATTATCAGGATTATTAGCTAGAATCAGGCAATAGAAGAAAAGGTAGTTATCAAACAGTGTAGATATATTGAAAGGCTTTCCAGTAATCTGTTCAAAGATGAATAAAGCCCTGATAGTGTACTTCACTTTGTACTGCTTATTTTTAATAGTTATAATCATATCATAAAAAGAAAAATCCCTTTACACCCTTTAGAATCAAAAGGCATAAAGGGAAGATTTTGTGTGTTATTTCATTATCTCTAATCAGGCTATAGGGTCTACCTTAGTCAAAGCACCTACCCCAGTAAAGTCTACTTTGATAGTAGCATTTTCACCGTTAGGGGCGTTTTTCTCTAAGTTAGTTATAATCATCTGACCAGTGTAGCCGTCATTTGCTTTAGGCTTCCAACCTGCTGTGGGTACTGCATCAAGTTTGTTTTCCTCTAAGTTTGTAGAATCACCTTCAAGGGCGAAAACCCCAGTGATAGGCTTTCTAGCTACCATATAAGCAAACAGTTCATCAAAGCCTATTCCTGCTGTAGAATTTCCGCAAAGGTTTTCACTGCTGCAAGTCCAACTAAGCACACCGACTTCAGAAGTCTACCACTTTCCGCCTGAATCCTTTGAACTGGTTTCTTTTGTGTCTGCACTGATTGAAAGGGTATGGCTAGTAGCATAAGCTATAGATTTACCGCCTACAAACAGCATTAAATCACCACCTTTAATTACACTCATAATATTACTATGTTAAAATTCATTCTTTGTAAAAACGCATCTTCTATAAAATCTTCATCAGCGTTCATCAGGGTAATTTCCCCTATATTGATTCCGCTGTAAGTTCCCCTAGTTCCTTCCATCTTAGCCTTTACCTATTCGGCTAAGGCTATGCTGTCAGGATAAGAATTTGAGGCTACTATTACTTCTACTGTAGCTGATTCCTTATAGCTGTATCTGTCTTTAGTGGAAGAAGGCTGTAGGCTGCTTCTTCTGTAGACCACAAAAGGGTAAGTAGTGCCTTCATCAGCCACTAAGGGGTACACTTTTTCTATTCCGTTCAGGATAGACCTTATAGCCTTTCCTACCTATAATCCACTCATTCCTTACTAATCCTTTTTAATGATTCAGATATGGAACTGTTTATAATGCCTTCAATTTCATCAGCCTTACTTCTAGCCGACTGGAAGAAGTACAAAGCCCTTATCTTTCCTCTGTTTGCCTTCTTCTTTGTCTGCCTGAAGTTAGTTCCCTTTTCAAAGAACTTCAGCCTAAAATCACCCATTACATTCACATCTACTTCACAGTAATCTTTATCACCTTTGACCCTGATTCCGCTTTCCATAGTTTTGCCGTTCCATCTGTTAGGGGAAGTAGCACCTGCACCTAATTTGCTTCTTAGCTGTAGCTTTGTCTGTTCAGCCAGTTTGTTTCCCCCTGCCTTCAAAGCAGCAAATAGGATTCTTTTTCTAGAATCTTCATCTAAAGCCTGAAACAGATTCCTAACCTTAGAATCATCTACTGTTACATTACTCATTTATCAATTCAGTTTTGATTATCTTCTGCTGTCGTTCCTTATCTTCTTCCATTGACAAAATTCTGTACTTCCTGCCTTCCCATAGGATTCTCATTCTTTCAGTGATTTTGTGATAGATTCTAACAGTAAAGATAACTTCATAGACAAAGATAATTTCATTATTTTCATTTGCCCTGCTTCCGCTGCTGTAGGTTACTTTAGCCCTAGTTTTAGGAATATGATTAACCCACTGAAGGCTGTTAGCCCCAAAATCATCACTGACCACTTCAGGCTTTTCAACCTGAATAACACTGCTTAACTGTCCTGCTCTCATAGTTAGGGAAGATAATAGTATTTATAAAGCCCCAGCAGGTAGTCTAGGGTATAAGGAACTTTCACTGCATTTGCAAAAGCTACTGGTTCTCTGTTTGCATACAGATTTCCTATAAGCAGAAGAATAGAATGAAGGATAGCAGGGGGAAGAACCCCCTTACTATCTTCAAGTTCAACTAAGGGCTAATCTATATGTTTAGATACAGCTTCTTCAGCAGCCTATATTAAAAAAGTAATGTAAGAATCATCATCAGTAAAGGATTCATCTAGATTTAAGTGCTTCTTTGCTGTTTCTAATTCTACATACATAGCGAAGATTTTTTAGTATCAGGCTTTAGCAGCAGGAAGTTTCTTAGCTACAAAGGCTTCAGGGCGTCTGGGTTTAGCGTCAAAATAAGCATTAACTACTAATCTAACTTTGCCGTTTGCTGCCTGTGTATAGGGGTCTACAGTCAAATCAATACCACCGAACTGTGCTATAATATAATCATTGAAGTTACCCAGCACAATACCTTTACAGTTAGTAGTACAAAGTGCCTGAACACCATCAATTTCATTACCTTCCATCAAGAATCTACCGCTGCCTGAATCCTTTGAAGTAGTTTTAAGGGCTGCTTTTACAGCAGGTGATACAATATATTTCACATCTCCACCTACATTAGCTTCTTCAAGTGTCTGCATAAGTGCCACAATATTCTTATAATCTACTGCTGAAAGGGCTGTAGCACCGTTGAAGATTCCAGCAGGGGTCTTAGTGTCACCTGCACCTTCACCAAGTATAGTGGCTTCAAGTTTCTGTGTGATAGCCCTTACTATATCGGCTCTAAGAAGGGCTTCTGCTGAAACAGAATCCTGAATAAGGAACTGCTTTGAAATATCAATATAAGCAGTGATTCTTTTAGGCTCTAAGGTTACTTCAGTAAAAGTTCCTGCACCATCTTTAGCAGCTTCTATTTCACCTGCCCAGCCTACATTAGAACCGCTATACACTGGAATAGATACATTACCGACTAATCCCGTCATATAATTTGCACCTGCACCAGTAAGAACTAAATTTGCTCTAAGGGGTTCTAAGATATTCAGTTTATCAGTAGCTACTGCTTCCTGACCTGCTGTGGCTACTGTAGCCTATACATCAGCCCTTTCTTCTACTGGAAGCTGAATCTGACCGCTGTAGGATAGCCCTGCTTTTCTCATTTCAGAAACACCCTGACTAACTACTTCCTGACTTCTTTCGTCAAGCTGTCTGTTATTAGCTACATCATTTATAGCCTTCAAAAGTGAAAATTTTTCCATTTTAGTTTTCGTTACTTCTTTATTAAGTTTATCATTCAAAGTTCTTAGTTCATCTTCTACTGCTGTAATCTGCTGCTTCAGGGATTCAAATTCAGTAGATTCCCCTTCATTCAGTTTTCTTTGCTCTGACTGTGCTTTACTAAGCAGGGCTTCAGCCTGATTCTTCAGCTGTTCTTTCTTATCTATAAGTTCAATACTGTTCATAATCAAATTTCTTTTCTAAGGTTACTGTAGTATTCATCTAAATCTTTATCCTTAGCCTTTGCTTCTTCAAGTCCTCTAGTATTAACAGAAGTAGCTTCATAAGCAGCCCTATAGACTGGGCTAACATCAAATAATGAAGATATGCTGTTTATAGTCCTTAAATATCGCCCATCACTTCTTTTTGTCCAGTTATCCTTATCTACTTTGAAGGCAAAGGAAGAAGTAGAAATATCACCCCTTCTAATCCCTTCTAACAGTTCATCACCCAAAGAAGTATTAGGGGCTTCAAAGCTGTATCTTAACCCCTTTTCATCTATTTCTAAGGTCAGGCTTCCTTTTCCCTGATTACATCTAGCTAACACACCTTTATCTTCATTGTGATTAAGCAAACAAAGAACATCTGACCTTTCTAACACACCTTCTAGGGCTGTGGGTTCTATCACTTCATTGAAGCCACCTAAGTCCTTTGATTCAGAATTAAAGATAATAGCATAACCACTTACTGACCTGCTTTCAGGATTTTGGTTAATGCCGTCTATTGTCATTCTTCTTTCTACCATACTATTACAAATTAAAGTAAACCTGATTCTTCATTAGTTATTCTGTTATCCGTTGGCTGATTATTTGCAGCTGTTTCTATGTTTGAAAGATTGCACTGCACAAAGTGAGTATTACCCCCTTCTATTGCCTACATATCCAGTTCCTTCCTTATATCATTAGCTGAAACTACACCTATATTAAACAGCGTATTATAGTAGTTTGCCAAGCTTTGTTTATCTGCCCTAAGTAGTCTGGCTGTATCAAATCTAACATTTATGCTTTCCTTTTCTGAAGGCTTATACAGCTTCCTTTCAAACTCTAATTCTATCTTTTCAATCAGGGGGCTTAGTGTGTCTGTGAGGAAGGAAAGGTTAGTAGCTTCTACTGTGCTGTAACTGCTTTTACTCAAATCAAAAGCCTTCACTGGGCTAACACCGAAGAACCTACATATATCTATCACATTAAACTATCTAGTTTCCAGTAACTGTGCGTCAGCAGGATTTACAGTTATAGGTTCAAACTGCATATTACCTTCTAGAACTGCTACACCGTTAGGCTGTCCAGTAGAAGGGCTGAAGGCACTTTGCCAGCTGCTTTTCAAATCCTGCTTCTGCTTTGTTGTAAGGGTACTTTGAACAGTCAGGATTCCTGCTAAGTTTGCACCCCCTTTGAAGAATCCTGAAGCGTGGGCTTCACTGTCTGCTGCTAATCCTAAGCTGTTCTTTGCGTGCTGAAGTGTACTGATTCCTTCTATTCCGTCATAAGTGAAATTAAGAATATGAATCATATTGCAGGATTCAATCACATTACCTATTCCAGTGATACTGTAGGCTGTATTATCCTTCAGGGTTTTAGGTCTGATTACAGTTACTAATTCTGAAGGAATATAATGAAGGGCTGCTGCATTTCCTTCACTATCCCTTTCTATATAAGCATATCCATTTCCCTTCAGAAGTGTACTTACTATTAAAGTCTTAATGAAGGTGAATCTGCTCATTCTCTGATTAGGTTCACAGTTCAGCAGCCTATATGAAGGGTGGGAAGTGAATTTGATTCTGTACCCTTCAGAATCTATCTTATAGGGTTCAAAGGGAAGCTGGGCTACAGAATCACTGATTACTTCTACACATCTGTAAACAGCACTTAACAGCATAGCTTTACTGGCTGAATAGCTGTTTGCACCGTTATAAAGCAGGTAGTCAAAGCCACTGCTTCTTTCTTCTGTCTGCTTCTTCTTTTTGCTAAATATACTCATTCCTATTTGTTTAGGTCATTAAATTTTGTTAATTTTGCAGTCAAAATAACTTCCGTATGAAAAGATTATCACTGCTTTTAATCTCCATAGTTCTTTCAATCACTTCCTTTGCACAGATTCAAAGGAAGGTGTTCGGCTGCACTCTAGGCACATCTACTTACAATCAGGTAGAAAAAATCTTAGAAACGAATTATGAAAATCCGTGGTTTGACGGTAGCAGAACTATGCTAGGCTTTGATAATATAGAATATGGGGGTTACACGTGGCATAAGGTAACATTCAAATTCTATAAGAAGGTGTTATATTCCGTAACACTTGAAGGAAGCAATTTTGCAACACGTCAGGATTTTTCAGGCTTAGAATCTGACCTTAGAAGTAGATATAGTCAGTATAGAACTTCAGGGGGCTACGACGATGGAACAGTAGTAATCAAAACTTCTTTCTTTGAAAATCCTGAACACAATTACAAATCTGCTAAAATTGTCTACGAATATAAGCCCTTTACAAAAAAGAAAGAAGCTGAAAATAACAGTGCGTGGTAATTAAATACTGATTATTTCATTACTGAAGTGGGGTGTAGTCAGATACATACCTAAAGCCTGAATCATAGCTATTACACCATCAATCTTCTTAGCCTTTATAGACTTATTAGGCTTCACATTTCCGTTATGGTCAGACTTCAAAGTAACATTCTTAAAGCACCATCTAGTTATTTCGTTATTCTCTATCTTACATTTACCTGATAACAGAAGCCTTTCCATCTCTCTAGTGGGCTTATTGAAGTTCCCTAGACTTTGTGAATATTCCTCTAAGGGTAAGCCTAAATCAGTGGCTGAAATAGCCCACTGTGTAGCGTTATATTTGTCATAGCCTACTTTCTAGATACTGACCTTTTCACCGAATTTCATTATATCATTTGTAATATAATCATAGTCTGTTACATTTCCTTCCGTAATAGTCAGTAGCCCCTGCTGCTTCCAGTATTTGTAAAGTTCCCTATCTGCCTTTTCCTTCAGGGCTGATTCAGGAAGGTAGTAGTGATTCCAAAAATAATAAGTACCGTCATTCACTACCAAATAACTGACCGCTGTAAGGTCTGAAGTAGCAGCTAAATCTACTCCTACATAGCAGGGAAGTTCTTTCAGCTGCTCAAAGTCTATTTTACAGCTAGCCTTTATAAGATACTGTTCAGGTAGCCAAACTTCTGCTGTATCACACCAAAGATTCAGTGTTTTGGTTTTCACACCCACTTCTTCTGAAGGGTTATTTATTGCTGATTGAACCTATTCCCTGATATATTTTTCGGTTACTGTTACATTCAGGTTAGGGGTACATTTGACCCAGTTCTTTTCTTCAGTCCAATCATCTTCATTATTCAGGCTATAGATGGCTATAAACATAGAATCATCTTCCTTCAATCCGTTAAGGATTTCTATAGCTGTGCTTCTTAGTCTGTAGCAGGGTAAGGTCTTATCAAATCCTGCTGTGGTGATAGTGCAAAGGTGGGGGTTCTGTCGCATACCCATTGAAGATTTTATTACATCTCTAACCCTGCTGTTCTTTGCGCTGTGATATTCATCTACTAAACCGAAGGAAGCGTTAAAACCGTCTAACTTTGAATCATCGGCTGCAAACACTTTCAGCTTACTGTTATTCACATCAAACAAAATGCTATCCCTATAAGCCCTTAACACCTTTGCTTTAGGGTCTAGCTGTTTGGCAAAGGTAGAACAGAAACTGAAGGCTATCTTAGCCTATTCCTTACTGTTTGCAGCCAAATCTACTTCTGCACCATCTTCACCGTCTGCTATCAGGTAATAAAGGCACAAAGCAGCGGCTAAGGCTGTTTTACCGTTCTTTCTGCTTACTTCTATATAAGAACTTGTAAACCTTCTTTCACCGCTATCTTTCCAGTAGAATCCTAGTATATTAGCTATAATGAACTGCTGCCAGTCCTCCAGTACAAAGTTCTTCCCTGAAGATTTCCCTGCAAAGTGTTTCAACGTGCTTATAAAGGATATAGCCCTATCTACTACAGCTTCCTTAAATTCTAAATCAGGTCTGTTCAGGTCATTCAAAAACCTGCTGCAAGCTAACCTGATACTATCACCACAAACTATTTTCCCTTCAGTAATTTCATTTGCATATCTGTAATAGGGCTTCATTTCATCTAACTTTTATGAATAAACAGCTTTTCAGTGGCTACCTTTGAAGCACCGCCTAAGTTACTGTTAATCCCTTTCTGCCAAATACATTCAAAATCATCAGGGGCTGAATATTCTGAAACATAGACCTTATAGCCTTCCTGAACCTTCTTCCTGACCCAGCCCCAAAACTTCACTGAATCAAAGCTGCTATCATATTCCGCTGTTCCGCTATAAGGTGGGTCACAGTAGATAACAGCCCCTTCAGGTATATATAAATCTTCATAGCTGCAACAGAAGAACTGGATTCCTTTCAGCTTTGCCCTTTGCTTCCTGAAGTTATTTATCTGTTCCTTCTGATAGTGTTCTATCTTCCCTGACTTCTTCAGCACATCATTCTTAACATAGCTTTTGAAGAACATTCCCCTGAAGCTGCATACAAAGCCACAGAAGCCTACATACCAATCAGGGAAGGATTCAGGATTAGCCTTCACCTTCTGCCATTCTTCTTTACTGATATATTCAGGAAGTTCCCCCTGATATTGAAGCAGTGATACTAAATAGGGGTTACTGTCTGCTGCTATTCTCTAAGGGTGTTCTATCTTATCAATCATATTACAGCCCCCTGCAAAAGGTTCTACATAGTAAATCCCTTCTGTAAGTTCCGCTGTCAGGTAAGGAATAAGTTCCTTAGCTATTCTGTTTTTACTACCCATATAGACCATTACCTAACTTCTATTTTACTGTTCTTTACAAAGGCTTCTAAAGGGGATTCATCTTCTGTTACTGTCAGCTTTGTTAGTTTAGTCCTAGCTTTTGCAGTAAGCCCAAATTCTACCATCACTTTCATCGCCTAAGTTTGAGCGTCTTTGGCTATCTTAATTGCAGGGTGAGGGGCTATGTTACCTCTATCTGAAGTTACTGTTAATCCATCTTTTTCTAGCTGTTTGTTTGCCTGAATAAACATACTGTAGTTTCTAGCTAGCATAGTCAAAGCAGCAGTATCTACATTTTCCATCACTCCTTTTGTCTGAAGCATATCACACACATTCTGCATATATGCCTTAGCTTCTTCCTGAATATCATCAGGAATTTCAAAATTAACTGTCATAGATTACCCTTTTTAAGTTGAACATATTTTTATCTATAGAATTACAAAGAAAAGTAAACCTGAAGCTGAATTAGTATTTTTGTTATATCGGTATTAGCATTTTATTTAGCCTATTGCAGGGGTCAGTAATTCTTCTTAACTTTGCAGTGTAAAGATTTGGGAATTAGATTTTTAATATCTATATTTACCTATAATCAGTAAACCTTAATGAAGTATGAAATACACAAAAGAAACTATCAGTTTTAAGCCTACACCTTAGCAGCAGTTTGAACTGGAACAGATAGCTAAGAAGTATGGGGTCAGGAAGTCAGTAGTTATAAGAATGATTATTGATAAGTTCTTAGCGGAATATGAAGAAGCTGAACTGGGATAAGTACAGAAGAATGTAGTGCAACATAGATAAGGGAATTTGTAATAAAGCAGTTTCTTAGCTGCTAATCCTGCACTACAGCACACTTCACACCGAATTAGTAAAAGCAGATGAAGATGAAGGTACTTTTAATGATACTTTCATTAAGCTAACCTATCACTACAGCCCTGAAGGGGATTTTGTAGAACAGTTCAGATATTACTTCAGATTACTTAAAGGGGCTTACAGCAGGGATAACAAAGCCCTGCAATTTTCCCCACTCAAAGAAGATAAAACAGCTGATTAAATCAGCTTACATTCCCCTATATTGTAATGGTAGCAAGTTCAGCTCTAACCTGAAAGGTTTCTGTTCAAATCAGAATGGGGGTACTAATCAAATATAATACTATGAAGGAAGAAGAAGCAAAGAATCAGGCTACTGTAGCCCTGAATGAACTTAACAAAGCCCTTCTACTGCTTTATCCTTTCAGGAATGAACAGTGGGCTTTAGATTTCTTAGATAAGGTTAATTTACTATCCGTAAAATATTGATATGATTGAATGGATTCTGATTCTAATTATAGCTGTGTTGGGTGTAGCCTTTGTTACTCAAAGCATAGCTTACAAAGCCCTAGAAGAAAAGATTAACACCCTGAATAAGATTCTTCAGGCAAAGAATGAAGAAATAGATTATTTGAAAAAATGCCAACACTGAAGAAGCCACAGCCTAATCCCATCAGGAAGGTACAAAGGGAAGAAAGATAGAAGGTTTATCAATCGGCAAAGTGGAAGAAGCTAAGGGAAGCAAAACTACTTCAGAATCCCCTTTGTGAAGTCTGCTTACAGCAGGATAAAGTTACACCTGCTATAGACGTTCACCACATAGATAGCTTTACTAAATATAGGGGAATGAAGTAGTTAGAAAAGGCTTATAGCTTCAGTAATTTGCTGTCAGTGTGTAAGCTGTGCCATCAAAAACTGCACAACAGCCCACAGTGATTGATTCTGTTGATTTTCAGCCATTTATTCCTTCCTGCCTTCTGTCGGCTGAAATTCACCGCTTCAGGGGCTATTTTCCTTCATTTTTGGCTGTCGGTGGCTCTCTCAAAGGGTCAGAACAGCCCTAAATCCGTCAATTTCAGGGGGAAGGATTTTTGATTTGGATTTTTCAGATTTTTTGCTTAACTTTGTGTAAATCAGGCTGGAAAACAGACCGAATCAGGGCAATTTGCGAAAATCCCCTTACAGTATCAAATTCTACTGTTCCAGCCTTCCTTCCCCCTAATTTTTTGAGTAAAACAGCTGTTCAGGGTATGTTTTCCCTGATTCAGACCTGCCTAAGTAACTGCAAAGGATTTCAGCAGCGTTAGGCATTTTTTTAGCCTTCCTTTTTCTACTTTTCCCGGTTACTCATCATTAAATACAGAAGTAAGTAGTACCGAAAAAAAGGAAGAATCAGATTCACAGATAAAATTCATTTTTCAATTTTAATAATTAGGTTTATGGAAAAAATTACAATTAACGTGCCTTCAGGCACAAAGTTTTTATCAGACTTCACCACAGAAGAAGGTGATAGGTTCAGACTGCCAAACGGCATATTAAACAAAGAACTTACTGGCTGTGGTGGCACTACATTAGCCCTAGAAGATGAAAACAGAACAGTAATCTGTTCCCCTAGAATCAGACTACTGGAAAATAAGGCTGCACAGTATAAAAACGCCTTATTAGTTATTCAGGGTGTATCAGAAAATCAAGTTAGGAAGTACATAGAAGCTACTGAAGTTCCGAAAATCCTAACCACCTATGATTCCTTCAGGAAGGTAAAGAAGGCTATAGGTGATTTCACAGACTGGAAGGTGGTAGTAGATGAATTTCAGTGTTTGCTAAATGATTCATCTTTTAAGGCTAACACTGAAATGGCTTTCCTGAAGGAATTGGAAAGCTGCCCCTATGTAACTTATCTTTCGGCTACACCCATCTTAGATAAATACATTAAGGATATTGCACACTTTCAAGATAAAACCTACTATCAGCTGAACTGGGCTGATAAAGAAAAGGCTTACATTAGAAGAATCAAAACAGTTAACCCTATCGGTGGGGCTATTAAGGTGATTGAATCCTACAGAAGGGGGCATTATCCCACTATAGAAGATGAAGCAGGTAATTTGATTGAAAGTAAAGAAGCTGTGATATTCCTGAACAGTGTTACTGATATTGTCAATATCATAAATAGGGCTGAACTGAAGCCTGAAGAAGTCAATATTATAGTGGCTGATAACAGCGAAAATCAGAAGCTGATTAAGAAGCTAGGGGAAGGCTTCAAAACTGGTTCTATACCTTTGAGGGGGGAAGAACATAAGACTTTCACCTTCTGCACATCTACAGCTTATATGGGTGTAGACTTTTACAGTCCTACTGCTAGCACCTTTGTAATAAGTAACTGTAGAAACATTAACACCGCTGTAGATATTACCACAGAACTTTGTCAGATAGCAGGAAGGCAAAGGCTGGCTGAAAACCCCTTTAGAAATAAAATCTTCTTTATCTATAACACCACTAGGGAAGAAGTCAGTCAGGAAGAATTTGAAAGGCTGATAGAAACGAAAATCAGAAGAACTAATAAGAAGATTCAGGATTACAATAATGAAGCAGCCGAAGATAAGCCAGCAGCACTGAAGGAAATAATGGCTACTATCAGAACTATAGGGAATGAAACCTGCTATCTGTGCTATGATGAAGAAGCTGATACCTTTGTACTGAATAAACTGGCTGAACTGAATGATAGGCTTAATTTTGAAGTTCAGAATCATACCTACAAAAACGGTCTAATAGTCAGAAGTGAACTGCTGGCTACAAAGAAATTCAATTTAGCAGGAAAGCAAGCCTATGAAGCCTACAGCGAATATCTAAGGGGTGATATTCAAAGAACCAGCTTCAGGGAAGATATGAAGGCTTATCTAGAATATAAGGAACACCCTAATAAGTTTGTCAGGGCTTTGTGTAACTGGTTAGAGTTAGAAAACCCTAAGCTAAGGGATTATTACACATTACTGGGGGCTGATAGAATCAGGGCTTTAAGCTGTGATGAAGCTAACCTGAAGAAAGAAGTCGCTGCTATCAGTGCTTCAGGGGCTGTAGAACATATCCTGAAGCAGGAACTACAGACAGGGCAAAGGGTGAAGAATCCTGAACTGAAGGCACTGATACAGCAGCACTATAACAGATTAGGGATAAAGAAAACTGCAAAGGCTACTGATATTACTAAGTATGGCTTTGAAACTAAAAAGGTGAAAATTAAAGAAGGTGATAGATATGTTAATGGGGTTGAACTTTACAAAAGATAACAGCTTTCAGGAACTGAAGGCTTCAATAGATTCCGCTATAGGATAGAATCAGGATAACTTCACTAAGACGGAACTACTGGGAAGGGGCTTATTTGAATCCTTCCTGAAGGATAAAGGTGTAACAGATTTCAAGTTTACAGAAGGCAAATATGATAAAGTAGACTGCTTTATAAATGCCAACAAAAGATGGGAAGTAGAAATAAAGGTAAGGGCTGATTCTGCTGAATCCTACAGCACACTGTTCTTAGAAGCCACTAAGTTAAAGGCTATGATAGAACTTATAAAGAATCAGGAAGCAGAAGAAGGTCTATATGTGAATTTCATAGATAACAAAGCCTACATCTTCAACCTAAGAAGAATCTGTTAGGCACTCTAGAAGAAGCAGCTTTACATCAGTTCTAGACTTTGCAACAGAACTACAGCAGTAGCTTCTGATAAGACTGATAAAAGAATGATAGAACTTCCGAAGAAGTTAGCGGAAGAATATGAATTTATAGAAGGAAGGTGGGCAAAGGTCAGACCTTAAAGAAGAAGCCAGTCTATTCAGTTAGGCTGGCTTCATTTGTGTTTGTCGGCTGCTATCAGGCTTCAGGCTTCTTTGCTTCTTCAGGCTTTTCTTTCTTATAGAATAAGTAGCGAAGGCTATTCTTCAGCATATAAGCCCCTGCTATAGCCATCAGCCCAAAGTAGACTGGTGTATTTTCAGCTGCTTCACCGTAACTTTCCCACACACCGCTAAGGCTGTTTAGTTTGCAGGAATCCCCACCAGTACAAAGATTTACTATAAAGCAAATCACACCTATCACAGCAGGAAGGCAAAATAAAAGCCCTATAATAGCTTCACAAACTTTTTCTTTTTTAATTGCTTTATTCATTGTATATCATTATTTTTCTTTCGGTAGTTCAAAGTTAATCATTCTGACTTTATCAGCCAAAACTTTCTTATAAAATCCTCTGCTTTTAGCATTTACCCACACTTTAGCCTTTTGTAGGGCTATCTGCTTCTTTGCTATCTTTATCAGTAGTAGATTCAGATGAAACATATTCTTAGAATCTGTTTCTGCTTCTTTATTTAGTGCTTCAGTAGTCAGAAAAACATAAGCCTGAAGGGTTTCAAGTATATCAGGCTTCTGCTTACTTTCATCTATACCTGATAATAACCTTAGACTGTGTTCAGCAGAAGCTAATTTTAGACTGTTATCGGAAGGGTGAACAAAGCTACAGCACTCATTCCACAAATCCTTCAACCCTTTATATTCTGATTCTAATTCGGTTATGAATGAAGATAGACTGGGAAGCCCCAGCTGATTGAAAGCCTTTCCTTTCCTAAAAATAGGATTCACTACCTTCAGGGGATATTTTGTTTCTGCATATAGAAATATTAGGTTCTGAATCTGTAGCCTTAGAAGTGCTTTATTCAGAAGGGATTCTTTCAGGGGAAGGGATTTAATGAAACATCTATTTACAGCTATTACATTCTGAATTAAGATAGATACTGAAGCAGCCTTTGTAGAATCATCGTAAAGAACAATATCAGCCACATCTAAAAGCCTTCCTAATTCTGTGAAGTAGGTAGTCATTTCATCTAAGTTAAGCAGCTGTTTCTTTGTGATAGGTTTCATTTTATTAGTCCTGAATTGTAGCTGAATATTTGGCACTGAAGAAGCATAGTGATTTTCTGATTTATTTTAATCATATCACTACACAGCCGTTTTATCTCTGCCTTTGTGATTACCGTTCTATCTTCTTTATAGCTGTAATATTGTTTTACATAGAAGTTACTTTGTGTAGAAGAAGGGTGAACAAAGCCACAATAATTGCAGTAGATTTCATTATAATCACACTGGGAATCTTTTAGTTCTTCCCTGATTTTTGAAGCTACTATAGGCTTCCCCTTTATCTTTATATCACTAAGCTGCTTCCCTTCATTGAAAACCCTATATAGAATCCTGAAGGGGTACATTAGTTCTGCTTTGAGGAAGGTCAGATTTTCAAGCTGAAGCCTGATTAAGGGCATAGCTGCCAAAGGTTCAGCAGCTTCCAACAGTGTTATAAATCCTCTGTTCAGGGCATTTATTGAAGTGTCTATTTCAATAAAATCACCTAGCCCTAGCTGAATCATTACCATAGCCCTTAGTTCATTCAAATCAAAGGCTTTACCTTTTGCAGTAATTGATTCCTTTAAGGGGGCTATCAGTTCTTCAATCCCTTCAATAGTTTCCAGTTCCTTCCCTTCCTTTTCAGCGTCATATAACGCTGTAATCAGTTCAGAAGGTAAGGTGTAGCCTTTCTTATCTAGATAGTGAAACTGGGCATAGAAAAGCCTACTGAAGATAGGGCTATAGTATTCATCACTTCTATTAAGCCACCGCTGTGTGAATTTACCTTTAAGCCGTTCCATCAGTTAGCTTCTAAAGCTGCCATTCCGAACCAAAGCAAAGCCCCTATAAAGCCTAAGATTAGGGCTGTGATACATCCCCAGCCTTTATCTTTTCCTTCAGCCCTTTCATCTTCTTCACTAAGACCGCAAGCAAAATACCAAATTGCACCCCCGACTAAAGTAGCTAATATGATACCGAAAATAACCATATAAACAAATGATTTCCTGCATTAGAAGCTTGGTCTAGCCAACTTCATTATAACCCTTAATCGGTTTACAAACTTCCGCTTTTCTCTGTCATTTGCAGTAATATCAGTAGTAATATATTTCTGCCTTACAACCATTGAAGCGTTTAACCTATTATCTACTTCCTTAGTAATGCAAGAGGCTACTAATATTGTTACAGCATCAGGATATTCAGCTAATGTATTTTCAAAGGATTTGAACATAGCACCTAACCTTTCTAAAGCCCCAGCAGGGTCTAGACCTGCCTTAATTTCTATAATGCCTACTATATCTCCTTCAGGATTATACATCGTAACATCAGGCTCTGAAGAAAAGTAGACTGAATAGCCATTTGAAAGGTTGATAGTTTTTACTAAGTCAATGTCTTCAGCGAACTTCTTTGCATCTGCTGAATTGATTTCTACTGTATTATTGGCTTTGTCTATAAAAGAAGTTACTTCATTGTAATGAAGCAGCCCATTTAGAATAATAGTTCTGATTACCCTTTCGCCTTCTGCCCCTATTTGATTACGCCAAGAACCATCTATATTAGTTCCTGCTGTTGCGTACATCATACCTTCAAGCCGTTTTTCATTAAGTCCTGAAGCCACAGTTACTACAACAGAAAGCACTTCATTTATAGCCTTAGTTAGTTTTGTAATACTTTCAGCTTTGATTCTGCTTGCATCTACTTTGCCCTTTTCTATAGGGTCAATATTTGCAACCTTAGAAATAGCTGTTAGCCCCTTCTGTGGAAGCATAGCAACAGACCTATAGAACTTCAGGAAGCTAGGATTTAACTTCAATACTTTAGGGTGTACGAATACTAAAGCAGGTGAAATTCCGCTTTCCTGAATTATATGCCAAGCATCTTCACTTATATTCCATTCTGCTCTTTTACTCCATTCTAACTTATCACCTTCTATCTTCACAAACTTCTTAACCTTCATAAAAAGGGAAAAGTAACCGTTTGTGTTAAGTCTGTTATAAAAGAAGGTAGACTTTAATAAGTATGATTCTTTTACGACTGATTCAGGTACTTTTGCCATAGTTATTCCTCCTCATCATTAAACCACTGTTCTATGATAGATTTTGCTACAGCTTCAGCTAAGACTGGTGGCACAGCATTACCGACCTGACCAAATTGAGTCATAGTAGTTTTTCTAGTCGAACTATAGGAATCAAGCCTAACCCCTTTTATTTCCCAATCTAAAGGAAAGGTTTGAAGGCAAGCTAGTTCTCTAACTGTCAACATTCTATCTTCATAGGGGTGTATAAAATCCCTATACCCACTTCTAGTAACAGTAAAAGAAGGTCTGTTAGGGTCTAATCTTCTATAAGTAGACCCATATATTTGTTCTATATCGGCTAATTTACCGCCTATAGGCACTTTCTTTATTTTCTCTATCGTTGAAGGTGAATGTGCCGTTACAACGTGATTAGGAAGATTCTTAGTAGCCATATTTCTCTATTCTGCCTTTTATACAACCTGCTACCCTCATTGCTGTTTCTGAAGGTTGGTCAGGCTCTGGAAGTTCACCAATTGCTTCCCAAACAGTTTTTTGTGGGGTTTCAAAGGGTTTTGGATATTCATAGGGTTTGCCTAATCTATTACCCACTAAAATAAGCCTTTCCCTATATTGTGGCGCACCGTAATTAACAGCATCAAGCACTTTTGGTGGTGCTATCTGATACTGGTAAACATTGCCTTCGTACTCAATAGGCTTAGAAAGTTCTTCTATAAGTAGGTTCATAGCTCTGCCTTTATCCCAGTTAGTTAAGCCCTTCACATTTTCAAGAACAAAGCCTTTAGGAAGGGTTTCCCTTACAACTCTGACAAATTCAAACAGAAGTTTACCCCTATCATCATCTAAGCCTTTGCGCATACCTGCAAGGCTGAAACTCTGACAAGGTGGGCCACCTATAACTAGTGCTGCTTCACCTACTTCTAAGCCAGCAGCATTAAGTATTTCTTCACCTGATACTTCAGTGATACTTTTGTTTATTATAGGCAGGTCAGGCATATTTGTTCTAAGCGTATCACAGCAGGATGGGTCTAATTCAACTGCAACAGCAGTGGTAAACCCAGCCCTGTCAAAGCCTATATCAAGTCCACCTGCACCTGAAAACAGACTGATTATTTTAAGGTTCTTTTTCGGCATAGTAACTAATTAGTTTGCAAAGTTACAAAAAAATAAGCAGAACCCAGTGGATTCTGCCTACTTTATTTCTGTCAGCCCCTGATTTTAGAACAATCTAAATGGCTTCAAGCAAACGGATTATTTCTAAATCATCAGGGTTATCTGTGTTCAGTATCAGCTTTTCTACTAAGCCCCTTTCATCTTTGCCATAGCCTAACCCTGCACCAAAAGCAGCTACTTCAGCTTCCGTTTCAAAGGTAATAGGTTCTGAAAGGTCTATGTAGGTATCAGGTTCTGAAAGATATTCCTTCAGTTCCTCTATATCCCCATTCAGGATATAGTCTATAGCAGTTCTATCTGCTAGAATGTAAATCTGATTTTTCATTTGATTTAGCCTTATATAGTGTTTTTATTTGTCCTTCTTCACACCTGCTACTGGCTTCAGCTGCTTATTCTTCATCATAGCAGCAAAGAAGGCTTCAGTAGTGTATCTTCCGTAAATTTCTACATCAGTATCTTCACCGCTGTAGTAGGCACTGTTAGAATCAGTAACTTCAATCAGGATAGAATCATTTATTTTCAGGTCTGCTGGGCTGTTCTTCTGAAGGGCTACAGCGTCTGAAATTACTAAATCACCCCTATCTAAGAACCAGTACCAATCTTTCCACAGTCTGATACAGTAGGCAGTGATTCCGTTCAGGTACTGAATAGCTAAGATTTTGTGTTTGTGTTCACCGTAGACAAAAACAGCTTCTATTACCTTATGAAGATATTCAAACTTTTCATCTTCATCAGTTATTTCAGTCATTTCAGCAGGTGCATCAAGCCTTTTCTGAAGCAGGGCTATCTTCGCTTCTCTATCAGCTATTTCAGCCTTTGCCATCTGCTGCTCCTTCTTCAGGATATTGATTTTCTCTATAATATCATCAGCTACATCATCAGCCTTAGAAGCTATTCTAAGAAGATTACCCACCTGCTTTTTCAGATTAGAAATTGCTTCATTATAGCCTTCTATTTCCTCCTTCAGACGTGCTATTTCTGCTGCTATAGGTTCTGATTTCTGTGCTGCCAGTTCCTTAGCCATAGCTTCAGAAAAGATTTCCTTAGTAACATTCCACACAGCTGAATCTAGACTAGCAGTAGCTACTGAAGTGCTTCCGCATCTTTCAGAATATTCATTAGTTCCTGAAGTGCAAGTGTACATTCTGCCAGTGTTAGTGTAAACCTTACCGCATCTTCCGCAAAGAACCAGCCCTTTCAGCAGTTTAGGCTTTGCATTTCTAGCTTCCTTTGCATTGCTTCTAGTTTTTCTGTTAAGAATAGCCGTCTGAACCTTATTGAACACTTCAGCACTGATTATAGCAGGTGTTTCCACTACATCAGTTTCAGGGTTGAAGAACCTTATCTTACTGCCTTCTTCAAGTTTCTTCTTTTCGGCTTTGTAATAGGTTTTACCGCCAACCTTCTTCTGACCCATATAGGCTGTATTATGAAGCAAGTAGTTCAAAGTATTAGCAGACCAATCCAATCCCCACTTACTTTTAAGATACAGCTTCAGCCTTCTGCCTGAATAGCCTTCTAGGGCTTTATTAAAAATATCCCTGACTATTTCAGCTTCTTCTTCATTGATTACCAGCCTTCCGTTTTCATCTTTCATATAACCGAAAACAGAAGTATTACAGTAGCTTTTCTTTTCTACCAGTACTCTGTACCTTTTACCGCGTTTAACACGTTCTTTGAACTTCAGGGCTTCAGCTTCAGCTATAGAAGCGTAAAGGGTCAGCACTAACTTAGAAGTAGAATCCTTTACACCCTTTTCATTCCAGCTTCTGTAGTTCTCATTCTTTGCATAGATAAGGATTCCTTTCTTTTCTATATCCTCTATAGTGCTAAGAACCATCACTGTTCTTCTGCTAAGTCGGCTGATTTCCCAAACAAATACTGCATCGGTATCAGCATTAGTAAGGGCTAAGACCTTTGCTAGTTCAGGTCTATCATCTACAAAGCCTGATTCTTTTTCTTCATAGATATGGGTTACTTCATAACCCATCCTTTCTGCTTCCTTTTTGAGTTCAGCAGTCTGCGAAGTATAATCCTGCTCTAGAGTAGAAACACGGGAATATATTACAGCTTTCTTCAT